AATAAAAATAATAATAATATAATAATAATATTATAAATAATATTTTATTATTATAAAATGAATTTTTTTGATAGTTTGATGTCGCCATTAGGTAAAAATTTTTGTTTGTATTTTTATGTAGTAGGACTATTTTTTCTAGGGTTAGTTATATTAAGTCTTGGCAGTGTAGTGTTTGCACTAGTTAATGGAAAGTCTGGTTATATTACATTTGCAAGTATTATTCTTTTCTTATATATACTACTTGGCTATACAATAACTAGACTACAATATTCTATATGTTTAGCAACATTGAAATAAATAATAACATAATAACATAATAATAATAATAAAACAATATAAAGAATAATTTACAAATTATATAAGTAACACTAATTTTAAACTAAACACAAAATAATTTATATTAATAATATAACAATTAATTTATTAATATGAAAGTTTTAAGTATTGATATTGGCATTAAAAATTTGGCTTATGTTATTTTAGAAGTTACTAATGTTAATGCTAATGTTAATGCTAATTTAGATAAAAATAGTATTGTTAATGGATCGCAAGACTTTAAAATTATTAAATGGGACGTGATAAATCTATGCAATAAGTTTATTTCTTGCTCATCAAAAACATGCACAAAACAAGCATGTTTTCATAAAAATGATACTTTTTATTGTAAAAATCACACCAAAAAAACTGAGTATAGCTTACCACTATGCAATGTAAAAACTTTGCATAAACAATCAGTAGCAAATCTCTCTGTACTAGTTGAAAAATGCGATTTAAAACTTGAAAAACCTATTAATAAAGCATCTCTAATAAGTAGTTTGGAAGACTACTTGAAATCCACATGTTTTGAGGCTATTGAAAATGTAAATGCAAATAATGTAAATCTCATTGATTTGGGGATTAGTTTGAAAAATGAACTAAATGAGCTATTTAATAACTATGACCTTGCTAGCATTGACCAAATTATTATAGAAAATCAAATAAGCCCTATTGCAAACAGAATGAAGTGTATACAAGGCATGGTAGCTCAATACTTTATTGATTGTAATAATCATAATATAGCATTTATTTCGGCAACAAATAAATTAAAAGCATTTATAAATAAGGACAAGGACAAGGATAAGACTGCAGAAAAAGAGAAAAAGGTTTCATATAACGAGAGAAAGAAACTAAGTATATTATATAGTAAACAATTATTGGAAAATAAAAATATGATGCATGATCTTACGTATTTTGTTAAGCATTCAAAGAAAGACGATTTAGCCGATTGTTTACTTCAAGGAATATATTATTTAGATAATAAACAAGATAGTCTTACAAACTAACAAAACTATAAACTATAAACTATAAACTATAAACTATAAACTATAATATATATTAAAAATTATATAATATATATTGCGGAGTATTTAAAAATTAATCTTCTATTTAATACATAATAGATTATATGAATATTGTTGAAATTGAGCCAGATTTTCTAAATATTGAAGATATTGTATTGCCCGAATTTAAAATTAACGACCCAGACGAGGACAGTCGTTTTGAGGAAATTAGTTCAACAAGAAAATCTGCTAATTTTGGAGGAGGTATAGAATTATTAATGAATGAAAAAAATAAAGGCGACAAAAAATTCGCTTCTTCTATTGATATTGAAGATATTACAAACTTAGAAAATGAATTAAACGAGCTTTCTGAAACTACAAATACAAATACAAATTCAAATACAAATTCAAATTCAAATTCAAATTTTAATTCATTAGCTAATGATACAAACAAAACTATTGAAAGCAACAGCACAAATAAAGAAATAAAATATAAACAAGATACAGGAAGTGCACAAAAAAAATCAATATTTGGCGATTTATTTGGTGGTTCCAAAAACGATGGAGCACAAGTAAAACCTGTTACAAAAAACAATGACACTGATAACATTAATCTTGGAAAATCTACAGCAAACATGAATGAAAATAAAACATGGGATGGTTTCGGTAAATTTAATAATATTCCGGTTAATTTGGATAAAACACAGCAAAAGCCCGAATTAACAAAAGAAGAGGAATTAAAGGAAAAATTCAAATATTTGCGAAAGCTTGACGATTTAGAAAAGAAGGGTGTTTCGTTAAGCAAGCGTTACAACATGGATTCCAATTTAAATGAAATGATTGGAGAATATGAAACAATTATTGCAGAAAAGGAGAAATCCAATGCTATTAAATTTCAAGCAAAAATGATGATGGCTTGTATTACCGGTTTAGAGTTTTTAAATACCAAATTTGATCCTTTTGATATTAAATTAGAGGGTTGGGGTGAGCAAATAAATGAAAATATTGACGAATATGATGATATATTTGCTGAATTACATGAAAAATATAAGTCAAAGGCTAAAATGTCGCCTGAGTTAAAATTATTATTTCAATTAGGCGGTTCGGCTATGATGGTTCATATGTCAAATACATTATTCAAATCTTCTATGCCCGGTATGGACGATATTATGCGCCAAAATCCTGAATTGATGAAGCAGTTTACTCAGGCAGCTGTTAATACTATGGGGCAGTCAAAGCCTGGTCTAGGCGGGTTTATGAATGGACTATTTAATAATGGAAATGGATCTAATCCTGGGTTCGGTTCTAATTCTGGGTTCGGGTCGTCTATGCCGCCAAATGTAAATTCGGGTCCTCCGCCGGCACCAATTGAAACGAAATTACCGGATCGTAGCCAGAGAATGCAAAATATAGTAAATCGCCCCGATATTATGGCAGCACGGGGTTCTAGCATGGGCAACAATGAGGGCAACCCATATGATGAAGAGCGCATAAAGCGCCCTGAAATGAAGGGGCCTTCTAATGTGCCACAATCGAACCAAAATATTGCCTCATTATTGAGCGGGCTAAAGACCAAGCAAATAGATGTAAATGAAATGAAAAATAATGAAGCAAGTACAATCAGCATCGATGACTTGAAAGATTTAATGGGTGGTAAAATACCTAGCAAATCTAAACGCAAGCAAAAGAGTGATAAAAATATTGTAAGTTTAGATATATAGGCTAGAGAGATTGCTAATGAAAGATTGCAAATAAGAAAAAGGTTTTAAAAATAATTTTATAAAGCTATTTTAAAGAATAAATAGCTTTATAAAAGCATGATATTTATTTGTGATTTTTGCAATAAAACTATTTCAGAACATGCAACATTATATTTCGGTTTTGATTGTTTGTGTTGCTCAAATCATTGTAGGTCGCAAGTTATTCAACTAACTTTACAAATTGATCCAAGAATGGATAATCCACATAATTGGTTAATACATAAATTAAGGGCTATAAAAGCTAAAGCAGAAAAAGCTAAAGCTGATCCATTAATTCCAAAAAATAGATCATTAGTTGATTTAGTTGCACAATTAAACTTTTAAACATTAAACATTAAAACATTAAACATTTAAACATTAATCAATCTCTCTATTCTCTATTCTCTATTCTCTATTCTCTATTCTCTATTCTTTATTCTTTAACTCGTTGGTAGTAACAATAACACTGCCACTAGGCTTTTTAATATTTAATTTAACAATTCCATTATGCATTTTTTGCTTATATGACAAACAATCGTAAGGCACCTTCATATAAATTGTTGTGTTATCTTTAGTAACAGCAATAGTGTACATTAACACTAATGTCTTATAATTTAATATATTATTTTAATAACTTTAAATCCTTTTATTATATACTTTTAATAGACCGCCATATTATTTTATTTTTAAATAATTTAAATATAATATAATAAACAATACATTATGAAATATTGCGAGGAAAACCAGTATCATCCAAAACTAGTATGTAACAAAGGAAATATGCTATTAAATGAAATAAAAATGCCTTTAACCAATAATAAGGCATATAATTTGCAATTTGAGTTTAACAATTTAAATACGTATAAAGTGAACAGTGACTTGCTTTTAACTACACAATTATATGAGTTACTTGAAAAAGTAAATGTGGATTTAATTGAAAAAATCCATATTTTAAATGTATTAAATGAACGGGAAACAGATATATGTATACTATTAAAACAAATCGCAAAAGAAGTCGGTATTAAGCAAAAATATATTTTGTTTAGATCCACTAAATACTTGAATAAGTTAAATAACAGCATTACATATTACAATAAGGATTTAATTTATGACCATAAAGATTTAATAGACAATTACTTAAATAACATAAAATTAGATAATAATAAATACGAACCACTAATATTCAATTTTGGTAAAACAGTTATTTCTGTAGTACCTGAAATAGTATTACCATCAGCTAATAATGAACACGAAGATGAACACGAACATGAAGATAATAAATTTATACATGTGAAATTTTCAATAGATTTTCAAATTTCAATAGCGGACGATTTACCTATTTATATGAATAATCTTATTGGACTAATGTTTAAAAAAATGTTTTATAATGTTAAATCATTTATTGATAACTTAAATTTATAAAAATATAAAAAATATAAAAAATATAAAAAATATAAAAAATATAAAAAATATAATCAAAAATATAATCAAAATATTAAGTAATTATTATATATAAATACTTAATACTTTAATATACTATTAAATTATTAGCTATGATATTTATTCATACATTAAGTATAATCATAAGAATTGCAAAACTATTTACTATAATAAGTTACGAATTTTTAAAATATAATGTAATAAAGTTAGTAAATAATGTGTGTAATAAGCCATATAATAGGCTAATATTAATTAAAAACATATCTAAAAGATTGGAATATGAAAATATTGTGTATGTTAAAATATTTCAAGCTTTATGTTTAAATAAGGATCTATTATATTCCGAAGAGCAAGAATTTTTACTAAAATATACCGATAATGTTCCGTATAATATTAACGATATTAATTATGATTTACTTGATAAATTAGAACAAACTTATTCAATAAAACTTAATAATGTTATTCCTATAAATTGCGGAATAATAGGTTTAGTTTTTGATGGACATGATTGTGCCAACAATAAAGTAATTATTAAAATGCTGAAAAAAAATATTGTATATAAGTTTACCAATGTATTTGATGAATTGCTCTACATATCTTATATATGCAATTATATTCCATATATTAAATCTCTCAAATTGTCCAACATACTTTTAGATAATAAAGAAATCTTATTTAATCAAATGGACTTTATTAAAGAGGTTAATTCATTAGAAATTTTCACAAAAAAGTACAAAAATAACAAGGAATACAGGTTTCCAAAAGTGTATAGAGAGATTACAGAAAAATACCATGAATTAATGGTAATGGAAAATATAAAAGGGCTAACATTTAAAGACATTGAAAATGTGGATAATACAATAAAAGAAGAATTTGCTTATTTAATAAACAAGTTTAATATATTGGGAATGTTGTATCATTCAACCATTCACTGTGACATGCATTGTGGTAACGTGTTCTTTTATATTAATGATCCAACCAATGATCCAGCCAATGATCCAACCAATGATCCAACCAATGATCCAACCAATGATCCAAAATATATGTTAGGACTTATTGATTTTGGTATTTGCACATTTCCTAATAAGGAAAGTCAAAATGCATATTATATTTTTTTCAACAATATATTTTATAACCACGACTATAGTGACCTGGAATATGTAATTAATAATTTTATAGAGGAAAAGTACATGCTCAACCTTTTCAGCTGCGTTAAAAAGCAAACCTTTTATGATGAAATAATAGTATGCCTAGAATTATATAGCAATCATGAATTATCAAAGCGCGCATTAATAAATAAATTGGCGTTACTTATTTACAAATATAATATGAATTTTACACAAGAATTCAATAAAATTATATTAAGCATACATACAACACATAACTTTGTAAAGCTATTATCAAGTAAGCCAAATGACAGTTTAACAAAAGTAATAAAAGAACTAAGTTTATTTAATGAATTAATAAACATTTAATGTTATGGGGGGCTAAGGGCGTACATGTTTAAAAAGGCAAAAATCCCCTTTTTTCAATTCCTTATGATAAATGGTCTTAATCTTTTTTAACAAATTATTGTGTGTTTTTTTTTGAAAAATATTTTCAGGATTTTTTTGGAAAATGGACATTTATAAATGTCCATTTTTGAGTAGGCCAAGCCTTTATAGAAAAAAAGAGAATTTTTCACTTTTTAAATAAAACCACATGCTAAAGGTTTGGATCACAAACATTTTACATGAAAAAACTCCTTACCATAAATATTTTTCACACTTTTTCACAATGTTTGAAAAATATTTTGTTTACATTTGTTTACATAAAAAATCCGGAAAAATCCGTAAAAATCCGCATTTTTTTTTCAATACATTAGCGTCACGTTTTTTATTTGTAAAAACCGAAAAAAGTGGCAAAATCCCCAAAAAAGAGCGCAATACAACTTTTTGTTGACATTTATTGACATTTGTTTACAAAAAATCCGGAAAAATCCGGAAAATTATATAAAATATATATTAAATATATAGCTATTACATTATTATTGACAAATGTTGACAAAAAAATCCGCAAAAATCCGCAATGAATTTGTATGTATAAATTGTAACTATGCTACGAGTGACAAAAAAGATTATAATAAACATGTTGTCACAGCAAAACATAAAAATAATACAAACGTTGACATTTTGTTGACAGCTAGTGTGAAAAAATCCGAACTTTTAGCAGAAATTATTTGTAATTGTGGAAAAAAGTACAAAAGCAGGCAAGGGCTTTATGCTCATAAAAAAAAATGTACTTTTTTGCAAAATGCAAAGTTAATGGATAATTCAAATAATGAGTTAACGCTAGCAAATGACTTAACAAATGACTTAATCATTAAATTGCTGAATGATAATAAAGACATGAGAGAGATTATTATCAAGCAACAAGATCACATGATGAAGCAACAAAATCAAATAAGTGAAATGTTGCCGAAATTAGGAAACAACAATTTTATAACAAATAACAACAATAACAATAAATTTAACATTCAGGTTTTTCTTAATGAGCGATGTAAAGATGCAATAAACATGAGTGATTTTATAAAGTCAATACAAGTTAGTTTACAGCAACTAGATTATACGAAGCAAAACGGTTTAGTAAATGGATTAAGTAATGTAATAATAGAAAATATGAGTAAATTAGGATTGTATCAGCGACCGATACATTGTACTGATTTAAAACGCGAATCGTTATATATTAAGGACGATGACAATTGGGAAAAGGATATTAATAAAGAAAAAATCAGGAAGGCCATTAAAGATGTATCAACAAAGCAATTTTGCGCATTAAGTAAATGGACAAAAGAAAATCCAGATTTTCAAAACAATGAATATAAACAAAACTATTATACTCATACATTAGTTGCAATAGCAAATACTAAGGAACACAATGAGGAAAAAATAATTAAAAAACTATGTAATAGTAGTTACATAAAAGAAGAATAAATATAGTAAAATAGTGTTTTACGTTTATAAAACATTATTTTATAAGTTTATAAGTTTATAAGTTTATAAGTTTATTAAAAATAAATTATTCGCCATTATTAACAATAATAATTTTATTGTTATTAGTATCACTATTTTCAATATTAATATCAAGTTTACTTAAATTCTTTTTGTTATAATAGTCACTAATATAAGAAGTAATTTTATAATAGCTAACAAAAGAAATAGAAAACACAGTAATGCAACTATTAAACAACATTAAATAATTATTATCCGAAATACTATACATTACCCAGCATAAACTATGAAGATTACCTAAGAATAAATAATAAGGATCAAAATCTTTTACCGATTTTGTGCGATAAGTTTTTATAATTTGAGGCACATGATATATAACATTAATAATGTTACACACTATAAGTATGTTATTTTTAAATGCTATGTTTGTGGCCATATAATCATCTATAAAACTTATAATTATAACTTTAAATAATTTATAAAATACTTATAAAATACTTATAAAATACTTATAAAATACTTATAATATAAAAAAAATTGATAACATAAAATTAAGAATATAAAAAGTGTATTATAATTATATATATTATGATTAAAGACGTTAAGCAAATGCCAAACATATTTATATTAGTGGATACGAGTTATTGGATCTTTTATAGATATTTTGCCATTGTACAGTGGTGGGGTCACACAAATCCAGAAACACCCTTAACTAATCCGTATGAAAACGAAGAGTTTGTGGAAAAGTTTATAAAAACGTTTAGCTCTGCTCTAGATGGCTTTAAAAAGAAGCAAAAAATACATAAAAAGCCCACTACAATAATTGCGGCTCGTGATTGTCCTCGGTCATCTATTTGGAGGAATACATTATATTCGGATTACAAAGGCACAAGAGACAAAGGCGAAGAGTTTGGCGGCGCCCCATTTTTCAAGCATGTTTATCAAGACGCTAATAAACTTTTATATGAAGCAGGCGTAAATAGCGTAGTACAGTTTCCTAATTTGGAAGCGGATGATATTATTGCACTTACAAAAAATTACATTCGCAATAAGTATCCAGACGCGCAAATATATATTATAGCAAATGATCATGATTATTTGCAGCTTTTAGATGAGAACACCGAAATAGTAAATTTTCAAAACAAGTTTTTGAAACTTGGCACAAAAGTGTTTAGCGACCCACAAAAAAATCTGTTTTATAAAATAGTGCTAGGAGATAAGTCGGATAATATTAATCCAATTTTTAAGAAATGCGGCCCCAAGACATGTGACGCGTATTATGAAAATAACGAATTATTTTTAGAAGCGCTTAAAAAGGAAAATGCTTATGAAAAATATGAGCTAAATAAAAAATTGGTAGATTTTAGAGAATTGCCTGATGAACTTGTGCAACGATTTCTGGGGGAGCATGCCGACATGTTGTGTAAACTATAGTTTAGGGGGTTGTCTTTAAGTTGTTTTTTTTATATATAATTAACAATAACATTAATAACGTAAATATAACATTAATAACGTAAATATAATATTAATAACGTAAATATTATTATATATAATATAATAATTATTATAATATATGTAATGTTAATAAAATATCCGCTATTAATTCCGACATTTGGCCATGGATCAACCAGCCTAATTGTTAGCCCATACGCAACCTTAGCAAGCAATTT